TCTTTTATCAAATAAATGTTTCCCTTTTGAATCTACTATCTTATATCGTTCCATGTCTACTCCTAAGGTTGAATTAGTATCAGCTCGATACTACCACAGTGAAGCTCAGTGTCAACCCCTAAAAATAAAAAAATATATCACAACACACACAAGGCTGATTAATGTACACGCTATGTCTACTCAAACATAACGCATAGTATACACGTTGTGTCTCGTAGTGCACAACGCTCAGTCAACCATAAGTTAACCTCGGCAGAGCCTTTAAATGACCGCACGCGCCCCCGGACGCGCACACACGCGCGCACCTGCGTTCAATATGCGTTGGGCTATGGGGGAAATTTCGTTTTTTTTCTATGTCGTTACCCACTCAGATTTTTGTAATAAAATGTTGGGGATTACCCGAAGATAACCCCCAGTACACTTTAGTAAACCCTAAGTTTAACTGGCTGTTGAGGTGGCTTACCTCCCCTTTTAGCTGAAGTGCCTGTGGGAGCTTTCTTAGCCTTAGGCTTAGGATTAGGATAACCTTTGCGTTTCATACTATCTCCTAGTTGCTATGGTTACGGATTTCTCCCTTACGGCTGTCATAGGGAAAACGAGTGGAAACTGCCCGAACACCTTTGTTTTTAACAGTCAAAGGTCGGGTATTCTTTGGGGATGGAGTTGGATTATGTCTCCCAAGGCTCGTATTGAACCCCGAATTTCCAACATCTCCCCTGATTTTCTTGGTCATTAAATGACTCCTTTCTTGGTGGATGAACTGTATTATATGTACCACATTGTACTAACTCTGTTGCTTTAGTTACTGGTATTTCAATCATATCCCGAAGGAGGGTATCTTGTTTTTTTACCATCAACACTATCCTTCTTTTTATTTTGTATTACTCTTGTGTTATACTGCTTATTCTCCCTGAACATTTTACGCAAAACTTGATCCTCTAAGCTATATCGCTTCTTAGTATCTGGAAGTTTCATGCCTAATCCTCAATAGATAGGTCTGTAGGAACATTCCTTTTAGAATGACCTTTGCCAGTTTTAGGTTTAAAACGCCTTTTAGCTCCTCGACCAGTATTGGTTTTAGCAGCCTGATCTTTCTGCTTACTTGTTCTTTTTGCTATCTCTCTTTGAAGTTTTTTCCTGCTCCACTTTCGTGCTAACTTACCTATACCTAACCTTGCTGCTTGTGCTAAAAGAACTCCTACTGCTGGAAACGCCATGTCACATTACCTTTCTCTTAAAAGGAACACATCCTAAGTTAAAGTTATCTGGAAGTTGTATATTATCAGCTTTACCTTGTTCTACAAACTCCTGTTGTTTTTTAACACACTCTTGTTCACTCTGAAAACTACCCACTATCTCTGCGTGTCCTATTTGTGGAGGATTAACAGACAGATTAAGATAGACTACAATTAGTAACCATATCATTTATACCTTTACCCAAACATCACCCTCATCTTGCATAGCTCCTGTTTTCTCCATAAAAGACCTGATGTTTTCTTCAAGTTGATATTCCTGACGATCTACATAGGCTTTATCTTCGTCAGCTGCCATTTGTTCTACCCAATAGTTAACTCCCATAGCCAATACATCTATCCTATCGTCATATTGGAGTGACCCTTTATCTCTTGTAAGTCGAGTCATTTGGTAAAACAACTGTCTACGAGGTTGTTCTTTATGCTCCTCATAGTCTCTTTTAGCTTCATCTAAGTCTATTACGAGTCTATGTTGATTCATAATAGGCTCTAGTACGTCTATAATACGCGCTTCTTTCTGCTTATTATGCTTAATTTCTTCTACATGACACTGATGATACTGGAATAATACCGGTTTAAATATCTCTGTATACATTCCATCACCAAAGTTTGCTTCTATTTCTACTACATTGACCTTATGTGCAGCTGCAATCTTAGCTAATGCGTGTAAAGTTCTCTTATCATAGCCACCTTTAAGTCCACCTACGGCTACTACAAAGATTTTACCATTTAATTCCTTAGTAACTACATATCCAGTTTCGTCTGATCCCCTGCCACTAGGATCAATGTGCATAGCAGACCCAGTATAATCGTAATAGTCATTAGATACCTCAAAAGGATGATAAAAGTAGTCACCTGTAAGTCCTACTGCCGGTAAATCCATGAGTTCACCTTTACCATACAGGAGTCTTCCCGGTGCTTTCTCTGTTTCTAGGGGAATAACAAGTAGATCACGGAGTTTAAGTGGGTATCTTTGATCATCTTCCCCACTGGTGTCCAACATAAACTGTAAGGCAAACCCTGATTTACCATAGGAAGCCTCTCGCTCTGCCAAATCAAGAGAATCAAACCTGAGAGGGTCTGTTGGTTCTCCTACTGGCTTGCCCATATCTAGTATAAATGGGGCTAGTCTACTTCCATAAAATTCTTTTAGCTTATTAGAGGGCATCTGAGAAGGCCATATACGGCACTCATAACCTCTATTTTGAAGTCCTGCATATAAGCTTTCTTCTACCTGAGGTGTACCTAAGTAAACTATACGTCCTACTTTGGGCATAACTACAGCATCAAATTCCTTTACAACTTCTCCTAGTTTATCCCTCATTATTTGGGTCAAAGCATTAGATAATACCTCAACGTCATCTGCAATAATGATATGTGCTCTTGATCCTACTATCTGACCAGTGATACCAACAGACTTAACAGTAGGAGCGTGGGCAGCCCTAGAAGGAGCAACATCAAAAGCCACATTAGAATTTCGTTGGTCTTCTCTCGCTTTGAGATGTTGGAGGATAGGCATTTCATTAATGATTCTTTTAGTAAACGTAGAAAAGTCATCTGCCCTCTGTTTGGATGCGGAGACCACCAAGAATTTTAACTGGGGGTCAACCAAGAGTTTCCATACTACAAATGCTGAGGTAATCCAAGACTTACCTACTCCTCTAAAAGCTTGTATGATCAGTCTCTTTGGCCCGGATTGTAGGTACTCACCTATGTCATACTGTATAGGAGTTGGTTCAGGTAACGCTAAATGCTTCCATGCAAGATACAAGAAGTTCCTAAAGTCACTTTTAATTAGGTCTAATTGATTCTTCAAAAGGTAGTTCCTCTACAAGTGCTTTTATATCTTCATTATTAGTGCCAAGACACTCAATATTATTATCTCTAAGAAACTGTCGCACCACGTTAAGGTGTGCCGGAGTGGCTTCTCCTGACTTAATAGTTTCAGCCAATGTTCTAGCCAATAACCCATGCAACTCTCCCATATCTTTAACTGTGCCGTTACTCATCACATACCTCTCTATATATATCGTTATTCCTAGCTACCTTAGCTAAATCTGTAGTTAACTCAGGGTGTTCCTTAAGTATGTCTTTGGATTCCTTACTAAATTTTACTTCTTCATACCAAGCACACTCCTTTGAGTAATATGTATCAGCATTATAAAGTCCTAACCCAAAGTTAACTACAGGTGCTATAAGTTCAGTAGCGGTACTACATCCCATCAAGAACATCAGGCATAGAAGTACGCTCCCTAACTTTAGCTTTAGCTTCATCAATATCTTCCTCTACCTCTCTTTGTGCAGACATCCCGGCAGGATGATTAATATTGTTAAATACATTACCAGCAAGCCAATTAAAGATAGGCCACAAGGTATTTAATAGTGGAACTCTTTGAACCCATCTATCAGGTAAAGCTCCGGTTATAGCTGTAAAGATTAAAACAATTTCTCCTACTATTTGAAACCATTGTTGACCCATAAACATATCAAACATTTCGTGCATTTTGTTTCCTTCTTTCTAGTTCATTACATCTTTTATGAAGTTGGGTAATATCAGACTTATACTCAGGGCGATCAATCGAGCTATACCTAATTAGCTCTAACCTCTTGTCGAGATCATCTATTTTGTGCATCAGTCGATTTATCATCCACCCACCAATAGCGGTGAATAAAACCCAAGCGTCATGTATTAGATTTTCCATTAGTTATCGACAAATATAATAACCAATCATCCATCCTACCATAACCATTCCTGCCATCATCCACCACGGACACCCTCTAAACATATCCATTAGCAATTCCCATCCATTAAATGTGCATTAGTAATAAGAGACAATGGTATGTACCCACATCCCTTGTACTTCCCTTTTTCAATCATGTCTTTATTGTAACCAATAACTGCATGATCGTTTGAAACTCCCATGAGAAAACCACAGGATTCATATAAAGCTTTTTTAGCATCTAAAGTATCTATAGTGACTTCATCACTATCATCATAAGGATCAAACCACTCAACAATAATAAGTCTATGTAAATTATCTTTATTAGTTAATAAGTCTGCTACAAGTTGATTACGAGTCTTTCTCATTTTGTTAGTCCTAACCAAGTTATAATAGTTCCAGTTATTGATATCATTAACAACCAAAGTCTATTAGAAGTAACTTGGGCTGTCCTCATAGCTTTAACTTCTGATACTATCCCATTTACTTTAGATTTACCTCGTAAGATAAGTTCGTGATCCTCTACTTCTTCTTGAGTTCTAACTAGATCACTTCTAATCAGGAGTACGTCTGTGTGCATCTCATTAAGTTTATTCAGAATATCTTGCTGTTGATCAGGCACAGTGTACTCCCTAGAAAAGTTGAAACGCTTTGAATAGTGCAAACATGATAATTGCTAATATAATAAATGCTCTGATCATTTAGGATGCCTCTGTTTTATTTCGTTAATTTTATCCACCCAAGTGGTAGTACCATCTCTCTTATCATCGAACATCATTTCATACTGGTTGAGCTGGTTATACTCTTCTTTGCGTTTTCTTGAGTAATCATTCTCATACTCGGCTTTAAGTCGAGCCATCTCAGGAGCAATTTTAGATTCATCTAACGAGACTATATTGTCATCGCTATCTCTTGCTATTGTTCCATCATCCAGAGTAACGACAGAAGGGTGCGTATTTATAACTGCATTAAATC